CGTCTCTGTTAGCCTCTCTTTAAGAGAGGCTTTTTTATTGTGAACATATCGCAATTGCGGGATACGCTGACAACGTTGCTCGGAGCAAGTCCTAGTCTGATTGGCACTTACACTCTGCCCAGTGGACAGGAAATTCCCTCTGTTTACAACGTGGGACGACAGGGGGTACCTTCCGAGTTCAAGGTGAGAGGACTGGAGGTGACAATGCGAGAATTCCCGGAGAGGCTTCCCAAGAGCGGCCTCGGAGCCGTCAAGGTGCTTCAATTGTGGGAAGTAATGCTTGTTCAGTACACTCCACAAAGCAGCAATTTGTCCCTTGCAATGGATCGAATTCTCAGGCGATTTCCTGACGCGACGCTGAGGTATTTACCTGGTGACGACGTAGCCTACGAAAGGTGTCGCATTATCATCCCTGATATGACCATTGTTCCCTTGTATCCCGCCTGATAAGGTGCCATGGTAAACGGAAAAGTTTCAAACACCTTGTCCATCAAGGCAAAGCTTCTGAATGGAGATTCCATCCAAAAAGCCTTGGTGGAAGCTTTTGAGCAATGGGCTGCCGTAGACATCAATCAAGACCATTGGAGAGAGCAGTTCTTGGAGAGAGGATGGCCGTACAGCGGTAAAACAAAGAGGAAAAATCCTTCCGCCCCAATCAGGGAAGCAGAAAGTCCCCGCGATATTTACGACTTTGGACGCCTGTACGAAAGCGGGGTTCAAAGCTTCGAGCTGCAGATGGATGCGGGTACATTGAGGGCGTCTTGGCACTGGGACGCCAAAAATGCTTCTGGCAAGGAATACGCTTGGTATGTTCACTATGGAAAAGGAACAAATACGACGGCGCGTCCATTCACCGATGACATCTCCATCCCAGCGTCCTTCTTCTACAAGGCACCTGGAATGGCCCTCCTGCGTAGAATAACCGTGGGTATTGAAGCGCTTTGATGAAAATTGATCACCTCCATAGTCAGGACGGAAGGGTTCACGCCATTAACTGCGAAGTCAAGGGTAACGAGATTGAGACAGGTATCCTTTGCCTAATAGCCTTCCCGGAAAACACTTGTAGAATAGGCAATGAATTTCATTCGTTCCTGGTGGACATTCCAAAAATGCTCCGATCGGGCAGTGAGCGGGTGAAAGCTTTTAACACCATCCTGACAGTCTTGGACCATGAGCAAGTATAGTTTCCTCGTTTCCGCCAAGGAGCCTGAGTATTTTCAAGTGAACGAATACATTCGCTTGGCAAAGCACGGCGGCTGGCTTGTTGGTGAAAGCATCGAGCAAGAGGAAATTGCCAAGGTGCAAAGCAAGGCCACGTTGCAGGCAGTTCAGTTGGCCCGCAAAATCTCCAAGGTCAAGGACATTGATATTGACACTGCCTTTGGCCTTCTTCAGGCGGGCTCGTTCTCCGATGGCGAACTCATGGGCGAGTTTGCCGATGACATGCTGAGCATGGTTGAAGCTGAAAACGGAACCGAGGCGCTCAATGCAAGGCTGATCACTGCCTTCATTCGTTCACGCGGCGAGGGTGAAATCAGCGGCGAATGGAAGCCCCTGTCTGACTGGTCCATCGAAGACACCAAGGAGCTGCCTCGACCTCTGACCAAGGGCATCTTCGACTTCATCAACGCAGAGCGAGAGGAGGAGAGCGTTGGTGCGGCAAAAAAAGCTCAAAAGAAGACGGACTCAGCCACGTTGAAAGGCTAGAGCGTAGAGCCAAAGAGGCGCTGTCTTCTCCCTCCAACTGGAACAAAATATACCTGAGGCTTTCTTCCTCGGCGCTTCGCGATGAAAGGTGGAGTGCCAAGAACTTTGCCAACCAAAGGGCCAAGGACGTAATGGAGGCGCTTAAGTGGCTTGAGCAGCATGACATTGCTGAGCACAATGTGCAAAGCATTGCAACTGCAAGGCTTGGAATGCTTGTCGCAAGCTTGGCTGGAGGCAAGAAAACGAAGGCCACCATTGATGACTTCTTGCCGTTTGACACTCGCAAGATAAAGACAGACAGAGGCATCACAGACGAGAGCCTAAGCGTCCTTCGTCGCCTTATGAAAACGAAGCCAATGGATGGGCGCGTAATTGCACTGTTGGCGGAGGAATTGAAAAACGGGGCAAATCGTAATGGAGATGACTAGGGTTAGAATAAAGCCTAAGAATTGGATCGTGAGCGATGGCGGCGGGCAGTCCTGAGCTAAGGCTTGGCGTTAGTTTTGATCTTGAAAGCTTCAAGAAAACAGCGCTACCCAGTCTGACTCAGGCCGCGTCAAATTTTGGGCTGAAGATAAACATTGAGTTCAATCGCACTTCAATTAACGAAGAAATGCGCCTACTGGGGCGCCAGTTGGGACAGCGCAAATATCGAATAGACCTGAACGATACGAGCATCAAGAGCGCTATTGAGCAAGTAGACAGGCTCGCTCAAAAGCTTAGCGGCTTAAAGGGAAACGCCGGAAGGGGATCGGTTCTCACCTCTGTGCTTTCGGGGGCAAATCTGCCTCAAACAAAAGCTCTCTACAGTTCAGCAAAGGAGCTGGGGATTGTTAGTGGCACTGTAAGCAGGGCTAAAGCAGAGCTAGCCAGCGAACTCAAGGCCGGCTTTGCTTCGGCGGGTGAGGATGCCGTCAAGGGACTCATCCAAGGCATCCTTTCAGAACAAGGCAAGCTGGCTGGAATCGCTGCGTCCTTGAGCGAAGAGCTACTGACAGCGCTTAAGCAGGCGCTTGAAATTCAGTCTCCATCAAGAAAAATGATGGAGATTGGCAAACAGGCAGGGGATGGCTTCAACAATGGACTGATTGCTTCCATGGAGGAAGCGACAAGAAACGCTGTCGCCGTTATAGATGCAAGCTTGAAAAGGCTTGATCGCATGGTGGAAATGCGCCAACGCAAGGCGCGAGCCATCGCCCCTGGTCAGCCAAACTTTGAACTTGCACAGGCTCAACTGGGAGCGCTCAGTGGCCAAAGGGAACGGGTGCAAAACCGCGCAGAGTCAATTCGCCTGAGAGCAGCCGCCAATCAGTTTGAAACAGGCAGCCAGCAGTCCCTGAGCAAGCAAATTCAGTCCCTGCAGATTGAAGCGTCTGAAATCAAGCCCAACACGAGGGATTGGAACTCTCTTCAGGAGAAGATTTCAGTCCTCAAAATGGAAATGGACAAGGCGGCAAGAGCTGCTCAGGAAATCCAAATGCGGACAGAGCTGGGAGCTTATGCCCCAGGGAGCTTGGCTGCGCTTGAGAGTCGCTTGGTCATCCTGAAGAGCAGGGCCAGGGAGATTGCTCCCAATACTACGCAATGGCAAGAATTCAACAAGGAAATTCAAAAGGCCGAGCGCCTTGTCGAAAAAGCGACAAGGAAGCCCCTTGCTCTCAAGGACAGAGTTGGCGCTGCTGGCGGAGCCTTCCTTTACGGTGGAGGCTTGGGAGGCGGTATTGGCAGTGCTCTTGGAGGCATCGCCGGGGGCCTTGGTGGAGGTGTGCCAGGGGCCTTCGCAGGAGCCGCTGCTGGGCAGATCGTGGACAACTTGGGGCAATCCTTAGCGGCCATTACGGCTCAAGCCGCAAAAGTGCAGCAACTTCAAAGGGGGCTAGCTCTTGCCTCCATCGACGCAAAGGACTTTGCAGAGTCTCAAGCGGCTGTTGCAGACACGAGCAAAAGGCTTTTCATCCCCATTGAGCAGGTTACAAAGAGCTTTGCTCAGCTTCGTGTGAACACAAAGCAATATGGTCTTTCCGTTCAGGACACCAAGCAGATTCTTGAAGGCACCGTTTTGGCGGTATCGGCTTTCGGGGGAAGCGCGGATGACGTAGATGGCGCAATGAGAGCCGTTGTTCAAATCTTGAGCAAGGGATCGGTGCAGGCTGAAGAACTGCGCGGCCAGTTAGGTGAAAGATTTCCTGGTGCCGTGGTTAAGTTTGCGCAGGCAAATAAGATGTCCTTTGAAGAACTCTCCAAAGGCTTGGAGCAGGGATCTATTGGAGTAAAAGAGTTTGTTGCTTTTGCAGAAAAGAACTACGAGGATTATGCTCAATTCAGCGAAAAGTTGGCCACTGCTCCTGAGTTTGCTGGACGGCGACTTCAGGTGGCACTGGAGCAAGTAGGCATTGCAATTGGAGGAGTTTTTACAGATGCAGGTGCAGACATTCAAGACACCTTGACAAGCACTCTCAATGGCATCTCTAACTTCGTAAAAGATAACGAGCAAGAGCTAAAGACGATTGCGTCGGGACTTGCCTCTCTTGTCAAGCTAACGGAGCAGGCCGGCTCAACAATCACAAGAATCATCGGCAGTGACATTGCGCGAGCTTTCCGCGATGTTGCGGAAGCCGCCACGACCATCCGAAACTTAACGGGCGGAGGAGATATTCGCTCCGTTGCCGGCGAGCGTCAAACCACGAGCAGGAGAATTAACGAGCAGTTTGCAAAGATTGGCAAATTGCGAAAAGAAGGAAAAACTCTAGAGTTAGTGGAAGAAGAGACGACTCTTCGTTCTCTCCAAAAGAGACGAGATGAGCTGGACCGGCAATATAGGGGGATGGGAGGAAATGCCGCTTATCAATTAACAAAAACAGGAACAACTGTGGATTCGTCCTTGAGCTTTGGAGGGGCGGGCGCAGGGATGAGCATAGAGAGGCCGGCAAAAGAAGAGAAAGAAAAAGCTACCAGTCTTGAAAGCTTTGAGCGACTTCGCGATCAGCTTGCGGATGCTTACAACAAAGCTGAAATTGAACGAATCAAGCAGCGTTACGAAATGGAGAAGCGTCTTCGTGACGACCTCTTTGGCATTCAAGAGGCAGGGGCCAATCGTCTGCAGCGTCAAAACTTGTCCTTCATCCGTGCCCTTGTTGCCGCAGAGCGTAACCGAGTGGAGGCAGTAATGGATGCTCGGCTGAGAGTGCAGGAATCCATGGGGAAAACGGCGGAAGGGGCCACCACGGGCGGAGGAGGTGGAGCCATGGGCGGAACTGGGGCGATTTTCGGGGCAACTGGCAGGACGTTCAATGCCCCAGGTTTTGTTCACGGGCATTTTCAAAATCAAAATCGTGAAGCGTTGGTAAAAGATACTGTTGAAGTTGTAATGGGACTGCTGAGTCAAGGCGTCAATCCCGAGTTAGGAAGCGGGGCAAAGTTTAGATCTGGCATGAGCGGAAAGGAAATAGAGGCGCTTGTTAGGAGGGGCATTGGCGCCCATAAACAGTACGCAAGCGGGGTTGGTGCAATAGATGTTTTCATGCCAAAGGGAACCCAAGTGCCAGTACCAGTTTCTGGTATTCAAAACCTAGGAGGCGCCGCTGGGGTGACAGGATCACTGCGTCACGGATCGCAATTGATGCACCTAGACCCTTCCTCTACAGCAAGAGGAGCTGGAGCCCCTCGAAAAGTGGGCAGCAATGAAAGTCGCGATACAGTCACGGAGGCCAACACTGAAATCGCAAAACAATCTCTGCTCTTGACCGAGCGTAATGCGGAGATCCTGAAAGGCAGCGAGCTAACAAAAGCTCAGGCTCAATACATTGCGGACGTTTTTGGTCTGCCTGATTTGAGCTTGGACAATAGGCTCCTGAAAGAGCGCAATAAGCTCGTAGCAGAAGGGGTGGATGAAAATACCATCAACTATCGACTGCGACTGGTTGAACTTGATGAGCAGTATTCTGATCTGCAAAAGCGCCTGCCGGACATCCTGAAAGAGATTGGCGTCAAAGAAGCCGAGCGAAAGCGAATTCTTGACAACTTAACTCTCGGACTAGGCGCTGCTCGTGAAGCTGAAAAAGCTAAAAACGACGAAACTCTTAGAGGATTGTTTGTCCAAGAGCAAGTTGCTCTTGGTCGCAGAATGACGATGGCTCAAGCCCTGACGCCAGATCAAGAATTGCGAGCACAAATTGGAGAGCGCTTCTCCGGTGCAGAGGCTGAGCAAATTTTCCAGCAAACAAAAGCAGTCCAGTTGATGGAGAAACAAAAGCAACAGTTCCAGAGCATTGCCAGCTCCATTGGCGATTCATTCGGCAACGCTTTCAAAGGCATCGTCACTGGCAGCATGACCGCACGAGAAGCCCTCGCTAGCTTCTTCCAGGGTGTCGCGGATTCCTTTGCCGACATGGTGGCAAAGATGATCGCCGAATATATGAAGATGGCGCTCATTAAAGGAATCATGAGTCTAATTCCGGGACTGGGAGCGGTTGCGGGTGGACTTGGTGGTGGTGGCGCAAATTTAGGAGCCAACAGTTCTGCAGTTTTTGGCCTCAATAATGCAGATATGAATCAATACTCATCGTTGCTGCCCATGGCCAATGGAGGCGTTCTTTCTGGAGGCTTCCAAGCTTTTGCCAATGGAGGCATCGTCACAGGCCCCACGCTGGGTCTTGTAGGCGAGGGTCGTTACAATGAGGCAGTCATTCCTCTTCCTGACGGCAAGAGCGTCCCTGTGGACCTCGGAGGGGCCATGGGAGGCAACATTACAAGCAGCATCGTGGTGAATGTAAGCTCTGACGGAAAAATGTCCTCCAGCGGAGGAGGCGCTGATGCTGCAGGCTTCGGGCGCAAACTTGAAGGAGCAGTGAAGCAAGTGATCGTCGGCGAGCTTCGCCCTGGCGGACTTCTTTCAAGGAGGAACTAAAGCATGCCCCAACCCACTTTTGCCATCGCTTGTGAATACGGCCTGACGGTGCGACGTGGCAATCGCACGATCAAGGCAAGGTTTGGCGATGGATACGAGCAGGTGAGCCCTGATGGCCTCAATACCGACATTAGGGAGTACATCATTGATACTGCTCCCATTTCTGACGAAGCGGCCATTGCCTTGGACGCTCAACTAGCTTCCTTGAACGGAGACTTCTTCTATAGTCAGTTCTTCATGGACAGTGGTCTGTTCAAATACCGACTGGAGCCCAACGCTTGGCAATGGCGCACGGTCGGACCAAACAGCAACGTCTTTAGCTTTACCGTGAGGAGGATTTATGACACTAGAAGCTGATGTGCAACAAGGCTGGCATGATGCCATCATTGAAATGTTTGACATAGATCTTTCGCCTATCACGAATGATCCTGCTGACATTTTTTACTTCGTAAACGAACTAAACGAAGACGGAACAAAAGTACAATGGAAGGGGAATGTTTACGAGCCTCTTCCAATTCTTTCCGCTGGCTATGACAGAAATACCAACGGTCAAATTGCACAGCCAACCTTAACTCTTTCAAACATATCTAATGCCTTTACTGGCATCGCTTCCTTGTACGATGATCTAGTTGGCGCAAAGGTGACAAGGCGTCGCACTTTGAAGAAGTATCTGGATGGTAGTCCCGAAGCTGATCCGCTCCAAGAGTTTCCCATAGACATCTTTTACATTGAAAGGAAAACGCAGGAGAGCATCGTTTCCATCACTTGGCAGCTAAGTAGCATCCTTGATTTAGAAGGTGTCAAGCTTCCTCGTCGAGTGATCACGCAAAATCTTTGCCTCTGGAAATACAGGAGCAGCGAGTGCGGTTACACAGGGGCTCCAGTTTTCAATTCGAGGGATGAAGTGATTAGCACGACAGGTCAAACAGCGCAAGGCGTTGCAGTTATTAACGCTTGGAGGCTCAGAGAACAGCGAAAGGCGGAGTTGCAAAGCGCCACCAATGTTTATAATCAAGCTGCTGGAACAAAAGAAGCGAAGTGTCAGCCATATACTCTTCTTGAAAGAAAATTTAGCCTAAGCCCCGCAAGCTTTGTTACAAAACTTGAGATTTTTAACGGTGAATTTCTTCTGCCTTTTGGCGCTCAATTCAATGGAGTTCCTGTTCCTTTAAGCGAAGAATACAGGCAAGGACGTCAAATTGTTAGTGACGGTACTTCAACTTTCTATGAGATTGAGAGGTGGGGGTTTGACGCGGCTGGTTGCGCAACTGCGGATGCTGATCTTACGACGGCGTCAGGCCAACTTGCCACAGCTCAAAGCAATCTCAGCAATGCAGAATTAGCGCTCACTGCAGCAATGGCGGCGCTCCCGGTCAACGATCCCCTCCGACTTTCTGACGTTTGCGGAAAAAGAGTGTCCAGTTGCGCACTTCATTTCCCCGAGCAGTCATTACCATTTGGTGGATTCCCTGGTG